GTCATGGAGTTTCACCGAATAGAATTTAATAAAGGATTTAAATGCTCTGAACATGAGCATAGATTTAAATGGAACGGATTTTTTGTAGAATCCGGTAAAATGCTTGTCAGGGTATGGCAAGAAGATCAAGGTCTTGTTGATGAAACAATACTTGAAGCAGGTGATTTTACTATGGTAAAACCTGGTAAGATACATCAGTTTGAAGGTGTTGAAGATGGTGTTGCTTTTGAATTATATTGGGCTGAGTTTAATCACGATGATATAATCAGAAGAACAGCTGGTACTAAGACATGAAAAACATAGCGGTAGTTATACCAGCAAGACTTAATAGTACTAGACTCAAACACAAAATGTTAATGAAGTTCGATGATGAACCTCTAATACGTCTTGTGTTTGATAAAGTACGTATGATGGGATATGATACATTTGTAGCAACAGACAGCAAGCGTATTGCTAAACTGTTTCCTATGAAATGGTGTATACAAACAGGTAAAGCCGATAACGGTACACATAGATTATCTAAACGAGTTGTATTAGATTTAGTAAATGGATATGATTATGTATTAAACATACAAGGTGATATGCTTGATATAAATCTAGATACAATTAAACCTATAATAAAAGCATTAAACAAAAAAGATGTAACATGTTTAACTGCATATACTAAAGGCGCTAAATCAGATGATGTTAAAGTTATACATCAAAATGGTAAAGCAATGTGGTTTACAAGATCTGACATAGGTTATGGTGATAGACACTTAGGTATATATGCTTATAAACCTTATTTGTTAAAAGCATATAGAGCTATGAAAGATAAATATAAATCAGAAAACTTAGAACAAAACAAAATATTAGGTTTATACGATATTGATGTAGTTGAAACTACATATAATGGCGTAGAAATTAACACTTATAATGATATAAAATGAAATATGCAGAAAAATACAAAGCACTACACGAAGGTGCTGAATATAAAATAAAATATCCAGACGGCGAATGGAGAGTAAAAAAAGGTAACTATGGTAATGGTGCAGGTTTTAAAACTGTACTAAAACCTGTTAAAAAGTGGGTTGATGAAAACCCTGGCACAATGTTATTAGATTATGGTTGTGGATCTGGTATGGTTTGGGATAATAAAATGGCTATTTACAACGGTGAAAAATATACTAAACCAGGTAAACGTGTTCCTGAAAAATATGATGCCATGACACTTACACAGTTTCTTGGTGAAAACTTACAGGGTTTTTACAGGTACGATCCTTTTCACCCTAAGTATTATATGAGACCACCAGATATTAAATTTGATTTAACAGTTGTTAATGATGTTATAGAGCACGTGCCATTAGAAGAGCTGCCTGCATTGTTAAGAGATATAGCTGATTTAACGTGTACTTGTGGCGCAATAGTAATGTCAATACCACAAAGCCCTTCACACGCGCATTTTATGGACGGTGAAAATATGCACTGCACGTTAATGCCAAGAGGTGAGTGGAAAAAATTATTAAGAAAATATATACCAAAACATAAAATAATAATAAATTTTACTCCATGAAAAAACCGATATTAATAGCTGGTCCGTGTAGTCTAGAAGGTAGAATACAAGCTCATGAAATATCTAACAAATGTCAAGAGCTAGCGGACAAATATGGCTTTGACTATTATTTCAAAGCTTCATTTGACAAGGCTAATAGAACGTCTGTAAACTCTAAACGAGGTATTGGTATAGACAAAGCTATAGATATATTTGCTGAGTTGAAAGATTTAGATAGTTGTAAGATTACAACAGATATACATGAGCCTTGGCAAGCAGATAGGTTAGCTGACGTTGTAGACATTATACAAATACCAGCTTATTTATGTAGACAAACTGATTTATTAGTTGCTGCAGGTAATACGTTTAGAAATATTAATATTAAAAAAGGACAGTTTATAAATGGTAGTAATATGGTGCATGCTGTTAATAAAGTTAAAAGTACAGGTAATAATAATATTATGCTAACTGAAAGAGGTAGTATGTTTGGTATGGGTGATCTTGTTGTAGATTTTAGACAGATCGTAGATATGAAAGAGTTAGGTGTACCAGTTATAATGGACTGCACCCACTCAACACAAAGACCTAATTCAGGTAGCACAACGGCTGGTCAACCACGCTATGCTATACACATTGCAAAAGCTGCGAAAGCAGTTGGCGTTGATGGTTACTTTTTTGAAGTACACGAAAATCCTAGCGCTGCATGGAGTGACGGGTCTAATATGATTAAGTTAGATAAATTTGAAGAAATATTAAAACAATTAGTATGAGAGTATTTATAGGGCATGATAGCAGATACCCAGACGCTACTAAAGCATGCTACAATTCGATTAAAGCATATAACAAAAACATTAAAGTAATACCTTTATATAAACATAAGTTAATAAACAAAGGTGTGTATGGTAGAAAAGATATACAAGGTGAATCAACAGAGTTTTCATTTACTAGGTTTTATGTGCCACTTATGTCTGCCTACAAAGGTGTGTCTATGTTTTGTGATAATGACTTTATATTTAGAGATGATGTTGCTAAAATTTTTAAACAACTAAACGATAGAGATTTAGTAGCTTGTGTTAAGCATAAGTATTATGAATCAAAATCTACCAAAATGGACGGCATTGTAAATAAAGCGTATCCAAGAAAAAACTGGAGTTCATTAATGGTTTTTAATAATGAAAAGTTAAAAGATATTTTAACAAAAGAATATTTAGACAATGCTAGCGCTGCGGATTTACACCAATTAGCTTGGGCTGAAAACAAAATAAGTGAGATTGATAAAATATGGAATCATTTAGTTGGAGAACAAGATGGTTCTAGTAACGCTAAGGGTATACACTTTACAAATGGTGGACCTTGGTTTAAAGAGTATAAAGATTGTGAATTTGCAAATGAATGGAGAAAGATATTAGGAAAATAGTAAAAGATAAATCAGTTATATTTGTTGGTAATTCTGTAGAAATAATGAAGCATGAACATGCTAAATTTATAGAAAGCCACGATATAGTTGTTAAGTTTGGTAGAGCATTAGAAGCTACATCATTACAAGAAAAATCACTAAGCGAAAGAGTTGATGTATGGGTTACTGGTCAGTTTAGATCTCATGCATTTAGAAAAATGAAAGATCATTTTAAACCTGGTGGTAAGTTTGAAAATACACATATATTACTAAATAGATCAAGAGGTAACTTTCATTTAAAAGAGTTTGTTATTGAAAAACATATGTGTCCTCATTTAATAAAATATGGTTATCAAGAAATGTATAGTGATAAAGAAATTATTGATACTATGAAAGTTTTTGATAAAGATATTATAGGTACTGATCTTAGACCATCAAGTGGTTTTCTAACTATATTGTGGTTTATAGAAAAAGTTAAAACATATAAAAGCTTATCATTGATAGGCTTTGATTTCTTTACAAAATCAACACCAGCTAAAAGAGTTGGATATAATAAAAAATCTAAAAAATCAAACATAAGCGCACACGATCCACATAGCTGGCATTTACCTATATATTTAAGGGCAGCAAGTGCTCATGATACTTATCTCGAAGAACAATTTGTTTCTTGGTTAACAAGAACAAATCAAGTTACTTGGCATATATTAAGTGATTTAAAAAAGAGAAGTATTAAGTATACAGGCTGGGCAAAGAACTTACCAATGATAATAACAGCCTCTAATGAAAGAACTAAATATTACAAATCAAGGGTTAAAACTACTTAGCGCCACAAGGCTTACCATTAGCTATATTAACCCATTTTTCTTTTTGGAACCAATCACGTAGTGTAGCTCCTTTTTTTCTAGCGCCTTTTACATTAGACTTACTAGATCTTTTATATTTACCTTGAGCTGCAGCACTACGTTTAGCACGTATTACTTTTTGCTTTTCAGCTTTGCTCATGCTTTTGTATTTATTATATGGCAAACAAACTTTCTTTGTTCCACCACCTTTAATTTTACTTTTTGGCATTTTTAGGTTTTTTATGACCACATCCTTTCTTCATAAGTGCTTTATGTTTTCTAAGACTACTTACATCATGGACAGATCCGTCCTTACAATACATTTTATGATTTTTCATTTTTTGATTTTAAAGTTTTATTAGCATCTTGTTCCCATGGTAATTTTCTACTCTTTGTATTTATTTGATCAGTAGCTATTTTTAAGCTTTTACCGCCTGGGTTAGCTTTCCATTTGTAGTATAAACTATTAAATTGTAATTGAGGTTCATGATCTTTACCAAATAAACTCATTTGTCTTTTGTGTCCTTTTTCATGCTTTATAGTTTCAAGCATTTGTTTAGGTTTTAAATCTTTATTTACAAATATAGTTTTATTCTCATCAATATAACCCCAATGTTTTCCACTAGGCATATCAACAAGCTTAACGACATTATCTAGTTTGTTAGAACTTGGATGCAAGCTTAACAACTGATGAAAAGATTTCATTTTAAATCCCATTACTTCTTTTTTCTTCTAGTTTTTCTTTTGGTTTTTTTACCTTTTTTCTTTTCGTTTTTTGATGCCCAAACCGCTTTACGTTGAGCTGCACTAGCATATCCCATTATCTTCTTTTTTTAATTTTTACACAACTACCTTTAGAGTATTTTTTAGTGCCAGCTTTTCTTTTGTAGCCTTTCCAGCACTTAGGCATATAATTATTTTTTACCACCTTTTCCCATTTTACCTGGTCCGCCTTTTTTAGTGCATCTTACACCCCATCCTGAAGCGTAGGCGCTAGGCCATACTTTAAATTTTCTTTTTGCAGCTGATTTACAAGCTGGACTAATTTTTCCCATTTCCTTTAATTTTTTCGATTGAACTAATACCAAAGCAACCTAGTGTAACCCATACAAATGAGTTATAAACTACTTCATTAATAATAAGATCTTTTTCAGCTATCACACTTGTTGCTAAATCTGCTACAGCAAATAATGTCATTACTATAAATGACATAAATCCTATAACATTTTTTTCATTAATTTCGTTTTTATCTTTAAATAATGCCCACATAATATTTATTTTTTACCACCACGTGAATATGGAAATAAAGCATTCATAGCTTTACGCCTACCTTCACAACCACATGGTATATTTAAACCTTTTGATACTCTATCTACAGCTGTCTTAATGCCAGTCTTAGTAGTGAATTTATGTATAGTGTCTCCTAATCCTCTTGATTTCATAATATTAACATTTCCATCTACGTCTAGCAGCTTTACCTCTTTCACCGGTCCAACCTTTTGATCTAGCGCAAAATGATTTTCTTCGTTTAGCAGCTTTACTACCAGGCTTTACTTTACCTGTTACTGCTGTTTTTAATTTACTACCAGGGTTTTTACGTTTATAAGCTGCAACTCCTTTTTTAGTCATACCAGCACCTTCTTTAGTAGTTCTAAAGTTTCTATTCTTACCTTTAGTAGTTTTTCTTACGTCTGGTTTTGGCATAATTAATTATTTTTTTTAGGATTATCTTTTGCTGGATTAGGTGGGTTTATAACTGGTCTATTTGGCGGTCTATTAATAGTTGGCGTATTATTATTATTATTATAATTGCTATTACCACTATACAAAGGTTTATGTACGTTGTACAAACCTGGATGATAATATGGTTTATCCCATCTAGTGTAGTAACCGTTGTATGGTCTATACCAATCATAACCAACCACGTTATACACTACGTTAGGTCTTATATCTCTGATAGGTATTTTTAAAGTATCACCGTTTTCAGTTAATGCTAACACGTGAGTTACTTGAGGCCCTTTGCTTTGATAATAATAAGGTGAACAACTAGCTAACATAGCAAGTAATAATATTGCTAGTAAAACTGTTATTGATATTACTCTACCTAAGTCTCTTTCTTTATCTGTCATATTACCATGTATTTAGTCTTACCGTTTTCATGATAAGCTTTTAAACATCTTTTTCTGTTTTCACCTGGATTTACATAGCTTACGTGTACCCACGCTGGATTACTATCATCACCAAACTCCCATATCATTTGATCAAACTCTAAGTTTTCTTTAATAAACTTATACATATCACAATTTTTCATGTGACCAAACGTGTCGTCTATATCCATTGCTTGACCGTGACAATGTTGTGATTTTGCTGACCCACCGATTGCAGCATTAAGTTCAGGTCCACGATAAAACGAATTTATCTTTATAGGACCTCCTACGTGCATTCTAAGAGGTTCAAATACTTTTTCTGCTAATAGCTTCATGTTTTGTAAATGAGCATCAGAGGGATCGTTTTTTAAACCAAGTCTCAAAGCAGTTATACTATATACACCTTCTTTGTAACTTATATGTTTACTTATTTTATCCATTTTTAATTGCTTTTTTGACAGCTCTAGCTTTAGCTTTTATTTTAGCTGCTTTAGCTATTATAATATCATCTACTGTAGTTTTACTCCACAGTAAAGTCCATACGTCTTTCCAGTATTGTTTTGTTAATTTCCACATAATTTATTTATTTAGCATCCGCAACAAAACGGACAGTTAGGTATTCCACACATATCTTAAAATTTACTTGCATTATTAATTTCATTAATGGCTTCTTGAATATCGTTTAAATCTGCTGGTAGCATTAAATCTAAACCAGCTTTAAAAACAGTTTCTTTTATACCGTCTTTAAATATTATTAACGTGGGTGCCATACGAACCCTGTATTTCTTTTTTGCTTCAGGAGCTTTTGATATATCAACTCTATAATAAACAGCGTTTTTTATTGTTTCCCACTCAGCAAAGCAATTAGCTTCATTAAATTTAGCCCAAAACTCTACAACAATAGGTTTTGTTTCATCATCACCAAAAGCATTGTTACTGTTTATTTTATCTTCAAAATTTGAATCATCTATCCAATATTTTTCTGGAACGTCTTGTTGTGCAAATGATATAAATGGTATTAAAATTAAAATTAAAATGTTTTTCATTATTTATTTTTTTGTATTTCATATAATCTTTCATCAATTTTATCTAATTGATCTCTCATAGCCTCAACATCTTCTTGAGTATCCATAATTGTTTGGCGTATTAACTCGTCTTTCAGATCATACTCTATTCTATCAATAACTGGAGCGGGAAGCTCTTTCGCCTCAGCTATATCGGCTTGTAAAGTAAACCACATTGCTGCCAAGCTAAATATGCCTGCACCAGCTAAACCTATAGTTTTTAAATCTATTGTAACTTTAGTTTCTTCTGATATTTGTTTTGCCATTTTATTTATCTTTTAATTCTTCAATTATTGACATTAATTTGTCTACATCTTTCTGTAGGTATTCAATTCTTAAATCTTGTTTAGCATCATCAGGTAATGCACCCATTTCACCTCTTGGCCATTTAATTCTAAATTCATCGTTTAGTGTTTGGTTATATTCTAACCTAACAAGCGTGGAGTCTATAGCTCCTATTTTAGCTGTTAGATCAAACCATATACCTGCTATAGATATAATACTAACTATTATACCTATTAATGTTTTTATGTCAAGCTTTACTTGTGATTTTTCTGATAGTTCTTCCATTATCTAAAAGTGTAGTTTATACCAAAATTTGTTCCATATATTTTACTGTCCCAAAACTTGGTATACTCACCCTCTACAAATACACCCAAAGCTTTACTTACTTTCCAACCAAACATTAAACC